GATCATCGACGCAGAGTTATCATAATAAGCTTGATTATGTTTTTGGATAAGTTGTTTGAGTTCTTTGTAATTCATATAAAGATAATATAGGAAAATTAAGCATTAAGAAAGGTTAAATTTATTTATTATGTTCTAAGTCGTGTACATAAAGCTGAAGTAACGCATAATGAAGAACTTTCAGTATATCTTTACGAGCGTCGTCTTGAGTACCCTTTTTGCCGTATCTTTGTGCATATTTTAATACATTACCAATACAAAAACCAGTGCCGTGTCCCCCGTCCATAATAAACTCAGTAGCTTGAAACTTATCACGAGAGTAGTGTTGACTATAGGTAGCATCAACATAGGCTTTAAACTCTTTGATTAAAGCACCTTCATTATATTTATAATCTGGTGTTTTTTCATCAATGCTAATTTCAATACCACCTGAATCTGTATAAACAAAACTAACACTACCAGTGTCTTCTACCTCTTCTTTGATTTTAAGGCGTTCTGTACTACCAAACTCACGTTCGTATACTGTTTTACCTCCATCAGGAGATTCATAGATTTTTTTACTTTGTGGGTACTTAGCAGGCATTTGTTGAAGTTCCTTTTCGATCTTTAATCTATTTTCTAGATCTTTAAAAGCTCGCTCTTCGTATTCTGCAACAAACTTCGCTTCACGATCCTCTTCTTCTTCACGAAGACGGCGTTTCATATACTCTTCATGTTTTTCATAAATCACAGATCACCTATTTAGAATGTGGGGGCATTCTGGTTTCTACAAACCAGACGTGTTTACGTAATCCAGGATGGTATCTACGAATACGTAGCTTTTTACCATCTCTAAGTTGGCTTAAAGTTTTTGCATGTATAAAATGGTATGATGCGCTATTACGGCTCTCGCCTTCTGGCACCATATGCACTTTATTTAGTTTATTTTTCTTTTTTGAGGCCATTAGTTAACCTTTTGTTTAATAGCGTTTAACAACTTAAAAAGATTTTCTTTTTTATTGAGGTTAACTCCATCAACATCAATCTCTAAAATATCTTCTAACTCACGAAGCATAACCTTTACAGTTTGAGATCTATCTTCGTCTTCTATAATAGGTTTTTCGTAAATTTTAAGTTGAACTAACTTACTTATAACACTTCTATAACCTTTTGAGAAGTGATTTGCTAATTCATGAACGTCTTTTTGACCTTCTTCACTATATAATTTAATTAATTCTGCTTCTTGTTCATCATTCCAAGCTTTTACACTCATTTTTGCTCCAATTCTAACTCAAGCTGTGTATTCCACACATATCTTTGAGCGACCGCATCACTTGCGTCTTCTAATAAGGGGATAAGAGAACTTACCTCATCTGCAGGAATAGAAAATCCTGATTTGGTCGGATACCACTGTCCTGTATCTCCATCCATTGAGTATTCTCTAATGTGTAGATAAAGTTTATCTCTAAATTCGTTAATTGTAACTTTTACTGCGTTTCCATTAGGTTTGTGAAAAGCAGTGCCAAAGTCAATATTCATAAAATTACCGTTTGTTCTGTATTAATAAAGTCTTTTAACCAAGGAGAAACTGGATATGCCTTAAATATCTGGACTAGTGAATATCTAGTTTCTGTTTTTGATTGATTTATCATTCCGTGTCCTACTAAATCAGGATCAAAAAGCACTGTTTCGCCTTTTCTGAGACTAAATTGCTCAATAGAGCCTGCTAAATTAAATTGATAAATAAAATCTTCACTTTCAGACAGAGCTGTAACTGCTCTAAGCCTGAAATCTTCATTGGTTTTTGCATTAATATTATTATCATCTGTATGAATAGGTATGGTTTGACCAGGGTCTTGTTTATGTATCCTAATTCTAGTTGTCTCAAACTCAAAATAATCTATTAAAGAACTACATAGTTTATAGTATTTTGTAAACCTAAAATCAGCAGGGTTTTCAACAGGTTTGTTTCTATAGAAACTATGAATACCTCCATCATTACTTTTGATCGATACTGCGTTTACGTTACCTACTAAGTCTTGATCATCATGACCTTTAAAATTCATTTGATATAACCAAGAGGTATCTACTTCAATTTTAGTTTTGGCTATTATAAGCACTCATATAATCCTTTAATTTGTCACCTTCTACTGGCCTATCTAAATAATCTTTACCTAAAATCCAGATATTGGAATTTTTATTATTAATCTGTTTTAACCAAGACTCATAACATGCTTTAACACCGGATACTCCCCTTAAATACTGAGCGCCTACAGTGTGAAAAGCATTACTCCACCAAATAACAGAATTTTCTTCAGGAGTAATTATAGAAGTAAGTTTTTCTGGAGTTACACATATATCACAATGAATATATTTATGAGGTAACTGCTTATACCTATCCCAATGTTCTTTTAGAATTTTTTCAGAACCCCACCACTTTAATTCTCTTTCCCACAATTCTTTCCTAGATAAATGCTGAGTTTCGTTTCCGCCTGTTTCATTAATTTTAAACTTCTTTTGAGCATAATCAAGAAACTTAGGATAATCTTCTCCATCCCATTCTGTAACTAACATTTTTTTAAAAGCTAAAGCTGATTTACTATAATCGTAATAAATAACCTCGCAATCATCAGTAAAATTATAGTGATTTAAAATCATATTAGGTTTAAAACTCGCAGCAACAGAGTATAATTTCTCTATTGGTTTTTCTATGTTTACATATTTTAAATCCAAATAATTTTCGGTATTCCAGAAAAAAACACAGTCTTGAGCAAAGTCAACTATATTAGTAATCCAAGATAACTGATGCTCTAATTCAGCAGCACTAGTCGTTGGGTATAAATATTGTTTATATTCTCTAATTTTGGGATGAAAATTATACACGGTTAGATCATTAGCTAAACTAGTGTTAATAAAATTCCATCCATCTACTAAGGGTGTGCATATAGTAAGTTCTTCTGTTGGCTTCAAAGATAGAGGAGTGTAGTCATCGTGTATATCTTTAATATGCCTTTCAGCCTTAGTTACAAACTCTTCTCCAGAATTTTTATTACCAAACACAGGTTTATCAAATTTTTTATAATATTTAAGATTTACTAACATACATTGTTTGTGCAAACCATAATATCCTTCTTTACCACTTGGATTGTTAATATTCTTTTTATTCTTGTCCATTATATGACCTGTAATGAAGAAATCTTGTTTTTCAATCCATTTTTCAATAAAAGTAAAAAAATTTGCATCTTTGATAATATGTCCAACACTTTGAACTATACAAAAATCTACGTCATAGTTTAAAGCTTCGTCTAAAACATCATTAATGTTATCTTTAACAATGATTGGCCCAAAATATTTGAATCTTGTAAAGAATTCAGTTATTTCTTTATTTTTTTGAGCTTGGGTTAAGTTATGAGACATTCGAGTATCATCATAGATGCCTACTACATAATTTCTATTTTTACCCATTATTCTTTTCATAACTTCTCATAACTAGTTCTTCATATTTTTTTGTTTTAATACCGTGAACAATAATATGATACCTGTCTTCATTACTTTTGTTCACATATGCGTGTTCATTACCTACGTCTAGTAATATCGCTTTTCCAGGAGCAAAAGGTACATAACCTTTATGACCACTCATTTTCATTAAACAACCTTTTGGGTGATTTAAGGCCATATTTATTGGTGATAATTTATGCTCATCTGTATCTACGTGTGGTGTAATAAAACCTCCTGGCTCTAATAACATAAATCTTAGTCTAAAATATTCTTTATAAGGAAAGACCTCTTTAAAAAACTTAGTTGTAATAGGACACATATCAGCAATTTCTGTCCATTTATACGGAGCTTCTTTATTAGATTTATATCCGTATTGCTCATAATGATTAGTTTTATCAGAATCAATTCCGTGAATACATAAACTACGCCAACCCTTATGTCTATAACCACCAGTACCGTCTTGATCTCTATGCTTCACAAATAAATGTTTAATAGCTTTTACTTCTTCATACATAGCTATATGTGGATATTCTATATCCAACTCTAACCAAGGAAGCTTACTTTCATTAATAATCCAACTAAATGTTTTCATACACATCTAGTAAATCTTCATCAAAAGCAAAACTGGTTCCACAACCACACGATGCTCTTGCTCCTGGATTTTCTACCTTTAGCATTTTGTTCATTCCAGAATCTTCTAGATCAATAGTAGACCCATATAAAAATTTTAAACTTTCTGGATCAATAACAGACTTAGGAGATTCACAAAAAATTACATCTTCTTCGTCTATAGTTTCTGTAGGCTCAAATAAGTAATTAAAACCAGAGCAACCACCCCCTGCTACTCCAAACCTAAATAACTGTTTTTCGTTTAGGCTTTGACTAATAAATATTTGCGCTTTTGGTGTTATTTTAGGTAATACCCCATAAAATTCTGATTCTATGATAGGAGCATTACCGTGAAAATCTGCTAGTACTTTATCTTCAAGAGTAGGTTGGTGTCTTTCAAGTACGTTTTGTGCTAGTCTGGATACTTCTTCTTTATCTAAACTAGCTTCTAGTTCTTCAAACCACTTATCTAATTCGTCTGGGTTTATCTGTGTTTCCGACATTTAATAATACCTCCACATATTGCTTTGCAACATTTTCCCACGTGTTATTCAGTTCAAGATTTTTAACTTGTTCAAATTTATCTTTTTTATCGTGAGAATGATACATCCATTGTAACGCTTTTTCTAAGTGTTGTCCATTAGGTTCGTTAATAATGGTGTGAGAACTCATCATAGTAAATGCGTCTCCTGGTTTTTGAGCGAATATTTCGGATGAAGATATGTCAATAGCTTTTTGATTTGTTTGAATTCTAATACCAATTTCTTCTGGAATAAAATCTTGGTGAGGACCCGTATCAGGTACGATAGGTACACAACCACAGGCTACTGCCTCTTGAATATGCATTCCAAAACCCTCTGCTCTGTAGGGGTGTACTACAACTTTTGATGCTTTGAAAATATCAGCCATAGTTTCATCAGATACATTATCGTCAATATAGGTTACAGGAGCACATCCAGTTTTGTATTGCATTTTAACTATCTCATTGAGAACACTATTCTTACCGTAGATTGCCGGATTATCTTTAATAATTAAGCGTGCATTGTCATAAGACTTAAAACACTTATGCCAAGCATTAATCAGTAAGTCTAATCCTTTTCTCCATTGAGAGTTACCAACATAAACAAAATTAAATTTATTAGAATCAATTCCATACGGTAAATTTTTTGGTTCTTCTTTATTAAATAACTTTTTGTCGTAACCGTTAGGAACAACTGTGATATCGTTAGGATTTAAGCCTGCTCTTATTGCTATATCTCTAATGTAGTTAGAAGGCACAATCACGTGATCCGCAAAAGTTTCCCACTTATACTGCCACTCAAACGGTAGTTTAGGGTATTCCCACGGTTGAATGTATACTACTTTAGTCTGTGCCTTTAAAGGCCATTGCCAAACTGGCGGATAAGCATGTCTTAGCTGTACTTCTGGATAAGAGTTTTCACTAATATTTTTTGCTGCTAATTCTTTTAATTTTTTTACTGTTTGTTTAGGTAGATTAGCGTCTGGGTTGTAAGCATCTAAAGGTGTTATGTATAAATCTATCTTCTCGTTCTCATTAAGAATAAGAGCGATATTTCTATTAATAATAGTCAAAGAATGATTATCATAGAATTTTCCTACAATCTCAATGATCATTAGTATGCTCTCCCTAAATGTTGTGTAATATAACTTTCTACTTGATCAGAGGGTACAGCAAATAAAGTAGGCCACTGTGATCCCCCTAACCCTGACGTTTTAAAATTTTGTAATTCGTGATAATTATCCCAAGTTACTTGTGACCAAATTTGATAAAAAGGATCTTTTTCTACTAAATCAGAATGTCCAATATTATTGATTTTTTCGTGCAACTCATTATCGGGTCTACACAAACTCCAGTGTAGAGCTACTAACGGAGACATAAGCCTATTTCCACCTGCTCCAGATTTATCTGTCCAACGAGCATAAGTAAAAGTACTATCTTTAGAAGTAACAAATCCTTGATTTTCTCCGAAAAAAGGAGAATCATCTGTGTTTGCAATCACAAGTGTATGTGAATTACCTTCCAAATCTTCAACAACTTTATAAGGAGTAGCCCATGTCATACAAAGATCTGTTTTATTGTAGTATTTTTCCACAAGAGGACAAAAATTAAGAAAGAAATCTTTTGCATTTATAAGCATCTCATCAGCATCAAAGGAAAAAATCCAATCGTGAGAACACTGCTCTTTTAAAAAGTTACGTTCATAATTGTCGTTTTCTATAGCAACTTTTGATTGATGAAAGTCTTCTTCAATAATTGAAATCTTACCGTCTCCATCAATTTGTGATAGCTCATTCCAAAGAGCATCTTCATCAATAGAAAAGTCATTACCACTCCAAGTTACACGATCTTTATCAATTCCTAGCACTATTTCATCTACATAGTTATAATATCGTTTAATAGATTGTGCCAAAAAACGGTTAGCATCATAACTAATAAGACTAATTACGCTTTTCTTTTTAGCCATTATTCACCTTCGTATTTGCTGTAGGTTTTGTTGCTGTCTTTACAGGTGCTTTTACAGGAGTAGCGACAGCTTTTTTAACCAAACCGAAAACTCTAACTCCGCTATAGTATTTTGAAGCGTCTGCATTCGATCCTGAAACTCTAATCTCTGAAAATTGAGAGTTAACTTTATTTTCATGCTTTTTCATAGCTTCATTAAGTTGTTCAGCATGATCATTGTTAGATTGTTGACTAAAAACAACAACACTACTTTGAGTCAGAGCAGGTAAAATATGCTCAAAAAAAGCATCATATGAATCACTACTAACTGGGCTGATATCAAAAAAGCAAACACTAAAATTGTTTTTAGGTAACTCAGCTGTTTTAAAATCTGATTGTATGATAGAGATGTCATCTCCATTTACTACATCTGGTTGTAGTCGGTATGTATTAATATTAGCTTCTAATTGGGATTTCATATTATCCCAAATAAATCCTTCTGGAGCCCACTTATTAGCTTCTCTATCATCATATAAAAAGTTATCTACGCCTACAACTTTAACATTATTGCCTCGTGCAGCTGCAATAAGAGTAGCTCCTTTATATGCGCCAATTTCTAGATAGTTACATTTTTCAGCAGCACAAAGATTATTAATCAAACATCTTAATCTAGTTGAACTAAGTCCGTGAAGTTCGCGCTCGCGTTCTGAGAGTTTAGATCTCTCATTATCAGCCATTTCTAGTGAGGCTTTAACCCACTCATGGTTTAATTTACTCATTTATTTCTCCTAAATAATATTTTGTCTAATACAAAAAACGGAACACAAAACACAAAAAAAACTACCCAAAAAACTATTAAAGGAATTGACCATAAAATAGATATGCATAAACCAAATACAACTAATATTTGAACTAATGGACCTGCTTTTTCACGCTGTGTGTTAAACGATTTTGAAAGCTCATCTTTTGTTATATACACTTTATCCACTTTTAATCTCCTTGTCCAGCGTTTTGTAAAATTTAGAGTTTGCCCATTTCGTCTGGAGACGTGCGAGGTTTCTCGTTTCCATATCTACTTTACTTTTGTCTTTTATTCGTTTGTTATCCCGCGATTCGTGGTGATAGAGTCGTACAGGTATCTGATAGATGTTGAAACCAGCTTGTCTTCCTGAGAGGCAGTAATCCACGTCTCTGTTGTAAGTCCATTCAAAGGAGGGGTCAAAGTTTCCCACGGAATTGATAAATTTCCGTCTAATGTAGCAACCTCCAAAAGTTGTCCAGGCAACTTCACGCGTGGAATCGTATTGTCCTGTATCAACTTCCAACTCTGACTTAAACGTTGACCTGTTTTCAAGAACCAACCCACTTCCGAAGTGATCTGGTCGATCATCTGTGAATCTTCCTCCTGCACATTGTATGTAATGTTTGCCACTTTCGTTTCTTGCTGGGTACAATAACAGACAACCAAACATTCCTGCTTCTGGGTATCGCTCGACATACTCAAGCACCTCCTCAAACCAACCTTCATGATGAGGACTCATGTCGGCGTGTAAAATAAATATGTCATCTTCAGGATAT